CAATTTTGAACTGTGGCTTTATTTTACATATATAATTTTTCTCTTGTTCTGTATAAATGTTTCTAAAATAAAAGATATGGTTATTGTCATATTGCTCTAATTGTTTTTTTCTTTGATCGGTTAGTTTCATAATGTTCTCCTGTTTTGTTTAATTAATATATTCTACACCTTGCTTATCTAATTTTTTGAGATCAGATAACCATTCCTCGTATTCTTTATCTTTAAAAGACTTGTCCTTTATTCCACTCTCTAAAAGTTTAATCATGCCTTTAACATTTATCCTCATGGGTGCAATACCATTTTTATTCTTTATCATATTATTTTACCTCTACCAACCCATTAGTTTATCGATTAACTCAGAATTGCTATTGGGTATGACCGACTCTGCACAATACTGACTACCAACCCATGTGAGTTTGACTACTTTTTTTGGTATACCCTCAAAAACTAAGTCATACTTGTCATGCTTTAAATCTGCTAACACTTGTTCTCTTGAAATTCCACAAGACGATAGGTCGATCCTTTCTTTTATCATTTCTTCTCGGCATGATTTTGGATATATATCATTCCAAGAAACATTTTTTTTAATTATCATATATTTACCTCTCCAGCTTAATTGCTGGTATACCCTATTGTATCAAAATATTTCTTTATTGTCAAATCCCTTGATTTCATTGACCTGTAGCACTAACTTAATTCCTGATAAAATTTTTTCTCTCTCCTGATGTTTGCAGATTGAGTCCTGAAAAGGTCGCAAAAGAGTTCAGCACTTTTTATCTTATGTCTTAATCCTATGTACTTCTCCTTAGACTCTGCCATAAGCTCAATATACTTAACTACTTGAGGTTGAGTATTGGCAATAGCAGTTCTCTCGGTAGCTGTCATCTTATTTTTCATAAGGTCAATGTATGCTAGATCCCTCTCATATTTCATCTCTTGGCTATATTTTTCGTATAAACTCTCCCATTTAGCCAATTCTTGGCCGAGTTCTGATATTTTATGTACTGCTTTTTCAAGCATTTCATCTCCAAGTCTAATCATTATTGCTTACCTCTTGTTCTTCTTGAGCCATTCTTCTAATTTTAAAATCTCTTCTATCTCCCTTAATTTTTCAATTTCTTCATCTGAAATTTTATCTCCATACTGATCTATGTATTCTGTTTTTGTATCTCCATGTTCTTGATATGTAATTTTTTTACTCATCATCTTTTTCCTCTACATATACTGTCCAATCTCTATGATAAACATTTTTATCATGGTACTTCGGTACTTCATCACTTATAACACAAGCTCCATACTCATCTACCATATCAAACACTTTTTGTTTTGCTTGTTCTTTACTATCAGCTTTTACTTTTACTGAAAAACCTTCTTCAAAATTTACTCCTACCCAATATTCTTTACTCATATTGCCCTCTCCTCGACATACTGTCTCTCAAATTCCTGTTCTTCTTGGCTTGAAAACACCCTGTCAGGAAGTCCAAAAGAGGATCTAACCTTATTTATTTCAATAATATATTTCTGCCATTGTACCAATATATCATCATAATTTTGTTCTATATAATCTCTATATTCACTCATAATCTACTCCTATTTGCTTTTTGATTGGAAAAATGTTAAAAAAGAGTTTTTTCTTTATATATATTTATTAATATATATTTCTTTAGTCCTTTTTGTTTTTCCATACTCATTTATTATATATATATTATATAGGGTATCACAAGATATTTCTTTTATCTAATATAAATATTTCTTTTGACAAAACCAAATATTTCATATAATCTCATATATTATGGGATAGATAGGTATTAAGATATATATACAAATAACCAATGTGGTTTCGTGAGTAGCTTAATGAAATTTATACCACGACACAGATGATTTAATCTGTTAACTGTATATTGAGAACAAAGCCTATCTATCTTTAATTTTAACTTTGGAGAACAATATGAAATTTATAATCATTCAAAAATATAGTGAAAGTTCTACTGATTGGTATATGACACAAAACACAGAATTGCCAACAGAAAAACAAGCATATCAGCTCAAAGATGCTTTACAGGAGATCAATCCTGATAGAGTTTACAGGGTTATATCTTTGTTAGAGCAAGAAAACTTAGAGGTGGTAAAAAATGATGTACAATTATGATAGAGAAGAAATAATAGGAAGATCAGAAGAAAGCAACCTAACATACAAAGAGGTTTGGGAAACTCTCAGCAAAATTGATGTAAGTCCTTATTTAGATACTAAAGGGCAGTTTTCTTATCTGTCTTGGTCTTATGCTAGGGCAATTTTGAGCCATTTTTACCCACAATATAGGGTTATTTGGCTACCTAGTGAGAAGTTTGAAGATAGCACTATGATGTTGCATTGTAGGGTAGAAATAGACCATTTAAGCAGGGAACATTGGTTGCCTGTATATGACAACAAATACAATGCGATAGCAAATCCCAATGCTGATGATATCCAAGACAATATGCAAAGATGTTTTGTTAAAACAGTTGCTCTTTTTGGTCTTGGTATTCAAGTGTTCCACAATGGATCAGGCACACCTGAAGAATTAGAGTTGGAAAATCCAAATGAAACAAGCAAGGAACAATTAGCTAAAGCATTGATATTAATAGATAAATTGGAGATGAAGAATGAAAAACCTAAATCTAAGAAGTAGCCAATTTGCTAATTATATTTTTGGTCAATATACCCCAAGAAAAGAAATGTTGGAATTACAGTTGCAAGGTAAAGAGCCACAAATTCCAAAACACATGATGAAATATGTTGCTCATGGAAATTTTAATGAGAAAATGGGTATAGCTTTTTATGTAAAACATTTTAAGCAGATACCTAAAGACTATCTCAAGGATCAGCAAAATTATATCATTCAAAATTGGCTTAATTTACCTAAAGGCAAGGAAACTGTAAGTATTTCTACAACACCTGATGCCATTTCACAAGATGAAACCACAATCATAGAGGTTAAATGTTCAATGCGAGATAAGTATGAGGACTTTAACAAATTATGGTTATTTCAAATTGGTGGTCAGCAACATATCTTATCTTGCTTGGGTAAAAAAATAGAAAAAACTTACTTAATAAACTATACACCAACAGTTTGCAGAATATGGCAAGTTGATTACAACCAAGACTTTATCAATTACCTAATCAGCAATTTAAGTGAGTTTGCAGAATGTTTGCTTAAAGGTAAAGCAAATGGTTTACCTGATAAACCTGATAATTATCAAGGCAACATTGATGAAAGCATTAAATTAATTAAAGAATATTATTATGGAGATAAAAATGGCATACGATAATACAAAAGAATTTTGTAAAGGTCTGTATTTTAATGAAACCGATCTTACAAAAAACATAGAAACTAGTGAAAAACAATTCATATTTTTTAAGGTCAGCATTAGAAAAAAAGAGTTGATTGAGTATCTGGAAAGTCAAAACAATGATGATGATTGGATCAATGTGGACATCAAAAGATCAAAAGGTGGCAAATTCTATGGGGAAGTAAACACTTTCAAACCCAATAGAGATGAATACAATCAAGATGAGAAGTATCAAAAAAGAACAGGAGAAACTCATCAAGTTTCACAACATCTCAGAGATTGGCAAGAAGAACAGGCAAGAAAAAAACAAGTAGAAGATGATGATCTACCACCATTTTAGGAGAAAAAATGAGCTATTACGAAAAAAATAAGGAGAAAATCAATGCAAAACTTAGGGAGAGGAGAGCCAACGATCCTGAATTGCTTGAAAAAGAACGACAACGATACCATAACAACCCTGAAAAAGCTAAATTAAGGAGCAGGATCAGGAGTGTTAGAGGTAGATTGAGCTACAATATGCTTTCAAAAGCTAAGAAATTAGAGGTTGATAGAGAAATTGAAAAAATATTTGGTCAATCGGCTTGATATAAACAAAATATTCCTGTATGGTTTAAAACATGGGGTAGATAGCTTAACTTTGGATTTTAGTTAAGGCAAGATTAAAAAATCCTACCTATCTACCCTCAAATAAATTGGAGATATATTATGAAACAAAATGAAAGACCAAAACATAAAACATTCAGAATAATTAAGTTATATGATTTGCAAATTACACATGAGGTAAAAGTACCTATAGTTTATCGTAAAGAATTTGATTATAAACCTATGGCATGGAATGAATGGGAAAATAAATATGTTGAGCCAGAAGATGCAGTAGAAAGTTATACTACATCTAACACTTGTATAGATGAGAGTACCGATAATGGAGAAATTTTAGAAATAGAGGAGCAAGATGATGAGTAAAGAATACACAGAAATTGAAAAAGCATTGAATGAATATCATGGAGATGATTTTTTTGAAGGGAGATTATGTAAACAAAACTGTTCGATCATTGAAAATTATATGTCTGATTGTCCTAGTTGGTGTGGAGATATTGCCTTAGTAGTTGGTGGCGATAGTTGTTATAAAACTATTTTGCATAAAACAAATGACAAATGGAAAGTTTACGAAACTATGTATGAGGGAGAATATAAATTAATATGAGATATAAAATGCAAATAGAAAAAGCATATCAATATAATGAGCTAAATGAAGTATCTAAATTTAATGTTAAGAGGTGGTTAGATGAAACACCCTGTGATTATGAGCATGAAGATGAAAATGGGAAAATCACTGTTAAATGGAAGTTTTTGGGCGACATGGAAGATAAAGAAATACAAGAGTATTGTGAAGACATGGGATATTTATTTAGCGAAACAGGA